ATACCCATAATCTTGAGTTGTGCTTCTTTATACTGAACACCCTCATTATCCCATACGTTGAGAATATATCTTTTCTTTGCTGTCCAGATACCTTTGTCTGCAATCACTTCTCTAGACATCTCCATCTTCTGTTCATAAGAGTTTACATACTCATGCAGAGATTGATAACTTTTCTCAATGAAAGGCTCAATTTTCTGTCGAGCAATGTCATCCAAGAATTTGACAATTTTTTTAGTTTCTTCTCCCTTAGTAAACAACTTACTGACAAGTCTATCAAAGCAAACGTATATCGAGTCTGTATCACTTGCAATAACGTAATCCTCTCCAGAGGTCTTAAGCAAATCATTAAGATACTGATTAACAGCACGCTCAATCCAACGAATGGATAACTGACCAGAAGTAGTAATTGCTTCAGCAACCAACAAATCATAATAACGAAACCAAACATTCCCAAGAGCACCATATGCACTATTGAGTGAAATCTTCTTAGCCATCTGGATATTATTATATTTTGAAATGTCTTTGAGTAGTCTAGGTTCTTTAGTATTCTCATATTCTTGCTTTGCCTGTAATAAGAGTTTCTTATACTTCACTCTATCATCATACATGGATTGCATCATTTCAGGCAAAAATCCTCTTTTGTTTGTTTTAAACAATGCACCATTAGGTGTAAGTGTAACACCTTTCAGTATTGATGTGTCTACCTTTCTATCTAGTAGTTTATCAACTGACATATCTGGCACTTTCTTCTGTGAGTAAAGTGTTTCAGTTGATATGTTATATTGCATAATTAAATGTGGATACAATGAGTTTAAGTCAAATGACATAACCCATTTATGCATACCCACTTGTGGGTCTTTTACATAAGCACCCTCAAACTTCTCTGGTTTTTCTGATTTCTTTTTTTGTGGTATTGCAATCTTTTTCTTAATAAGATAATTGTATATCAATATATCCCAATACTTAGTTGAACCAAGTACATCCATGTAGTTTACTTTTGCATCATAAGCCATAGTCAAACATAACTCAATCAGTTTCATCTTGTCTTCTAGTTTGTCTACAAGTTCCACATCCATAATATTATATTCTAGAAACGACTGATAATCTTTTGTATACCATTCACGAAATGTTTCGTATGGATTACCATCTTTCTTTTCACCAAGTTCAACAAAGGCAATATGGTCAAGTCGATAAGACTCTTGTGCAGAATAAGTAAACTTACGATACAAGTCAAAGTAATCTAGATGAGCGACACCTTGTATCTCATACACTTGATGTTTACGACCCATCTGAAACACTTCTCTTGAGTGTACACTTCTCCAAGGCGATAGTCTTTTGATTTCGTCTTCACCACAAAGATTAGTGATACGATTACATAGATAAGGAATATCAAAGAACTCTGTATTCCAACCAGTAATTACATCAGGCTGATGTTTTTCCCAGAATATGAGAAACTCCTTAATGAGATGTAGTTCACTTTCACACTCGACATACGTTACATCATCACGACTGTTATTGAACTTACCAATACCCCAGACAACAAACTTTTTACTCTGGTGGTTCTTTACTGTAATAGATAGTAATGGTTCTATTGCCTGTTCTGGGCTTGGAAAACCATTCTCACATTCTACTTCAATATCAATCGTTACTATAAGTATCTTATCTATATCATACTCTACTGTATTAGGATAGGACTCTGCAATGAAGTTATAAGGATACATGGTACTACCGAATACCATTTCTGGTTGATTCTTATAGTTGTCAACCCACTCTCTTGCCTCTTTCATACTGTCAAAGTTTACTGGAGTTACATAGTCACCATCAAGTGTCTTCCACTCTGTAGGTTTTTCTACAGGCGCATAAAGAGTTGGTTTATATTTAACTCTACGAGTCAGTCGTTCTCCATTAACTACTTCTCGTAATAATAGAGTATTACCCCATTGGGATATGTTTGTGTAAAAGTTCATAGTATAAATGTACCATAGTTAACGTAAAAAGTCAATGTTAAATATCAAGTTTATTTTCTGGTTTTGGTGGTAGTGCTTTCATGTAGTCTAAGAATCTATCTTGTCTGAAACAATATACTTTAGAAGGCCCATCAAACTCTCTAATAGACACTTCTTGGATTACTCGCATATTTACTTGTGCTGTTCTTTGACAAGACTGTACAGTATCATACATCATGTTAGTAAATATAAAGTGGTCTGCTGTGCCATCACTATGCAGATTGAGCGATATCAGTACTAATAACCATTTCATTTTTTTCTTCCCATTCCTTAATGGTATCTGAAAGCAAGGGTATATACTCTGTCTTATCTTTGACAAACTCTTGGACAACACCATCTTCTGTAACAACTAGAATACAAATTTGATTGATTTCAATTCCAGTTCTTTCTTCAAACATCTCTGCATATGCAGACGCCTGAATATAGTAACTCTCGTTCCATGCATCACTTCGTTCTTTAGTTGAAGTTTTAAAGTCTATAATAGATAACTTTCCATTATATTCTGCAATACAGTCTACACGACCAGCTACCTTATATTTATCAGAATAGAGCCCACACTCTTGTGCATAAATGTTATTCACTTTTTGCAGAACTGAATCTCTAAGTTGTTTGAATAGAACATATGGTAAAAACTTCTGTTTATGTTTCTTCCAATCATCTGGATAGTTCAAATGCATATTGTTTAGATAGTCTTCACACATATGATGTACATGAGTTCCACGAGTTGCAGCTTTTCTTGCAACATAGTTCGCTACATCTTCGCCAACTCTTTTTCTCCACTCAAAGAGTCCTTTCTTATTCCTTACAGAAAGAACTGTAGTGATTGATGGGTACTTATTACCCTCTGGCGTTTCATATAAACGAACTCCGTCAGTCGTTGTCGCTGTTATCTCTGGGAGATTTATCGTCTTGTGGTTGTATTCTTTCATCATTATCACTTTCTTCATGTTTATATTCTGGTGGAACTTTACCCCACCCTACTGTTCTTTCCCATTGTCTTTGGGTATATCCACCATATGGTAACTTAGACATTCCTCATTCTTTCAACAAGTCTATCTGCCCTTTTCGTTACTTGTCGATACCATTTGCTGTCTACCATCTCGTCTGCAGCTGCGTTCCAATCTCTCGCATCTACGCCTCGTTTCATGCCTTTGAACTTGGACAATCTTGGTCGGCCCATATTGAACATCATATTTGCAATTATTCTTTGCACTTCCTCTGGTAACTCATTAAAGTCTGGATATAGTCTGTCGCAGTCTGACAAGACAATTTGGATATCGGTGTCGAAACATTCAATGCATCTATCTTCGTTGACAGGCGTTCCAACTTCCCATCCATATTCCTCATCCCATTCAGTAACAAGATGGCCAATGCCAAAAGTAGGCAGACCAAGATGGTCAAGGTATATTTCATTAACGCTTCCCTCATCATATTCAATTTCCTCTCTTAGTTTATCTATGTTCATTATCGTTACTCCCTTTAGGTGATGGTGTAAGTTTAAATTCAGTTACAGGCTTTCTAGTTTCTTCCCAATCTATATCTAAATTTCCTACTGCCATAATTCTTTCGTGGTCACACTTTTGCTCTGGAACTTCGTGATACAACCATGCAGGCCAAAGTATAAGTTGGCCAGGTGTTGGTTTTACTTCCAAACCATCTGCATCTGGAAATACCAGAGGGGCACAATCTTGACAACCCTTAACACAATATGTAAAACTCCATACATGAGGCCAATGATTATGTGCCTTTGTTATCTGTCCTTTAGTATATATTAAACTCCAGAAGTCCTCAATCCTTAATGCATATTGTCTTGGAGTTCCATCTTCATTCGTTCCAGTCGCAAGAGGCATTGTTTTTGCAAGACCAATAATTGCACCACCAAGTATCTTAAATGTTTCATAATGACTATGCATATCCCATTGAGTCATATAACACTTTGCAGCTGTAGTTTGTTCTAGTCTATCTCCAGCGTGTTTAATATCTCTTTCCAAATCTGCATTTAGTTGTTGCAACTGTGGGTGATTTAGTACTTTAACTTTTACTGGATTTTGTTGTGTAAATTCAGGCCACCCATCTTTTGATGGTTTCATATAAATTTTTGTCAATTAATCTAATCCCATACCTAACTTGGTTTTGTTTATTAAATAGTTCCTTACAAATCCAGACCTAACAATATCGCCTATGTCAAACTCTGTACAGTTAAATTCTTTCATCTCTTGTAGAATTTGTAGAAAGTTCATCAAACCATTTCTTTCATTCATCTTAGTTAAATCTGTTTGACCGAAATCACCACAGAACATTATTTTAGAATCTTGTCCTACTCTTGTAATGATTGTATCTAGTTCATGGAAATTTAGATTCTGACACTCATCAACAATAATGATACTATTATCAAAAGTCAAACCTCTAAGAAATGATGTTGATAGAAAGTAGAAACTACCTTGTGCTTTTATTCTGTCATACAACATAGAAAATGCTTGTTCGTTTGGTTGTTCAAACATAAACTGCATCATGTTAGAGTATGGTACTTGATACAATGCAGCCTTATCTTCTTCATCGCCAGGTAAAAACCCTATCTCTCTTGTAGGTATAAGTGAACGAACTACAATCACTTTATCATATGGTGTTTCATTCTTTAACACATCTTGAAGTGCAAGATACAATGAAATAAATGTTTTTCCAGTTCCAGCACAACCAAATAGAAACTGATTCAAACCAGCTTTGTAAGTTTCAAAAACTTGTTTTTGACTATCTGTGATTGGTTTAATTGTTGAAAGTTGGTTATATGTGATATCTTTTTGTTTCGCCATGATACATCCTTATTAAAGTGGAGCAGGAGTGGAACACACTCCGTACTCCTTACATAGAAGCTGATACACTATATATTGTTTCCATGCAATACTATTTATATTAATACAAGCCTGTAGTTTTATTCTTTTCATAATGTTTGGTTACATTTTGACCAGCAACATCTACAAGTTTATGTTTCTTTGCTACATTCTTTACCTTAATGTTTTTGTGTGTACCCTTGTTACCATATCTTTCTGCAAGTGGTGAGTTAGGGTGTGAGTCTGCAATCTTTGCCATAGTTTCATTAAATCCACCATCAGACTTAGGGCCACCACCTCGTACAATATTTGGTGCAGTAATAATTTTTTGACATTGTGGATTTTCATCTAAGAATAATTGAAGTTCTCCCCATGTACAAATGGTATCAAAATATTCATCTTTGTCATTATCTTTAATTGTGTATGTTGGCATCTTTATTTCCTTTAACCATGAAATACTTCTACATATGCATTACAGTTATTACATGATAAATTTGTAATTATAGTGTGTTCATTATCAGTTTCAAATTCTTCTTCCAAATCATGGTCACCACCCCAAATGAGTTTTGTTCCACAACACCAACAATTCATACCACTTTTTAACTTTTGATTTTCTTCAACTAATTCTTTATTACGAATTAGTACATCATAATGACATTTTGTTAATTCTCTTAAA